CCTACCGCTGCTGAGCTGAATACTGTGGGATGACTGGCTGTCCAATTAGGACTACCAACCAGTACCCACGTACCGGCTGTGATACCAGCGGTGGCATTGCCTGCACTCTTGTAGTATATTCTTACCAGCTCATCTTCAGCTAAAAATGTTCCGTCGCCTGCTGCTGTTTGAAACACCACAGCATAGTCACCGATGGTGCCTACTGATGTTTTAGGAGCATTGCTGTTGATGTTGTCAAGATCGGCATCTGTGAGTACTAATGGAGTTTTAGCAGTGAATTTTTGACCGCTATCGGTTAATGCCAAACCGTTCCATTCGTTGATACCCCAAGTAGTAGTTTGTGTGTCTACCCACCACTTGCCATCAGCTGGGTCCGCTCCCGGTGCATCTGTTTGACCTTCTAGTTCATTTAGGTTGATATCTGCACGTAGGATAAATGCAGAATTCGAAACGCCTAACAAGCTGTAGGCAGCTAGTAGACCGTATTCGTTTCTTTCGCCACCGTGTATAGGACTAGCCGATACTGTCTTTTCAAAGAACGGTGAACCAAATGTGTCAACAAGTTCTCGTTGACTGGTCATTTTGAATACCTTGCCTGCATTGGCTGCAGTGGTACCCGAAGCTGTGCCTGTGCCAGCTCCGTTTATTTTGTTTTCAGCAGTGGCTACAACAATTAACGGAACCGTTCCTGGTTCAGCTGGAGTATAAAAACTCTCGTCAATTACCGTAACTTGTACGCCTGGTGATGTTAGTGCCATTCGACTGTCTCCTAGGGTTAAATCAATGTACTATTATTTAGCGGCATCACAAAAAAACCCCAGGATATGCAAGGTGGAAAAAGGGGCTGAAAAGGCTTACTTCTTTTAAATAACTGTATGAGACCTTTGTGTAAATGCGGTTCTAGACCCCGTGCGATAAACTATAAAAAGAACGATAGAATCTACTATCGTAGCCTTTGTGAAATATGTATGGCTAACGGTCTAGGTTTTGGTATTCCTAGATGGCATCGCTCCGGGTATCGAATAAAAAATCAATGTGACAAGTGTGGGTTTCGCTCAGCCCACAAAGAAGTTTTTAGAGTATTTCACATAGACGGTAATCTAGATCACTGTCGCCACAGCAATTTAAAAACTGTGTGTTCGAACTGTGCTCAAATACTAGGCAAAGAAGGAATCACTTGGCGACAGGGCGATCTTGTCGCTGACTACTAGGCTGGCCGACTGCCTATAAAGGTCATCAATAGAACCGTTGTTGTCGATTACAACATCAAAGTCACTGCCTAACCAAGCCCACTCGCTGGCGTGTATCTTGCGCATTTTCATTGCATTCAATCCCACGTTGTTGCCTTGATTTGCGCTGACTGCCTCTGCATACCAGGTGGGCAGTGTGCCCCTTTGTACCCAAACAATGCTGCCGCCTGCCTGTTTTAGAGATTCAATTTCATTAGGGAATCTGCAATCTGAAATTACAATATTATCTCGACTGTTACGCAGTTTGTTTTCTAGGCTGGCAATCCATATGTCATCGTGAAATGCCTTACGACAAACTTCAGTACCCCAGTATTGTAACACCCATCTTGGGGTCAGTGTGGGCATATCAAGTCTAGCGGCCCACCATGGATCAACTTGTTCTCGCCACTCTCTAGCTTCTTTAGTACGGCCTTCAAGCATGGTTCTATCCCAACCAAATACCGCTGCCACTGCATCTTTTAGTGTTGATGCAAAACTTTCTCTACGGAACTCGTGAAAATTCACTAGATAGTCCGCAACTGTGTCTTTGCCTGAGCCAATAAAACCGCAAATTCCAATAATCATAATATTCTCCAACTGTATAAAGTATACAGGAGAATACGATTGTGGTCAACCTATAATAAAAGTATATCCCTGACCGCCTGGGACTAATTTCATCAAATCATCTGTGAGTTTTTCAATTTCAGCTGTAGCTTCTGCTTTCATCGCTGCACCGTTTAGACTGCTTCCACCTTGTGGGCCGGCAATTTGAGCAAACTTTTCACGGGCTTGCCCCAGCATCATCTTGCAGTTGGCCAAACTGTAGTCTTTGACCCATTGGCCTGCATAGGTATCGTCAATGATGGCAAAATCTGGTTTGGTATTATAGACCCATAACATTACTTCTTCATCGCCCCTAGGACGCTGTTGAATCATTATCTTGCGGCTTTGGGGTTGCCAAGTAAAATTGATGAAAGATCCAAACATCTTGCCCACTAATTCTTGATACTGACTGAATAGTTCATAGGTTAGTAAGCCACCCATATTTGTTGAACTTAACAGATAGGTGTTGGTGTAGGCCATGTTGAATGGCTCAAATACTGTTCCGCCTGAGCCGTTGCCATTTCTTGATCCAACTGATCTACGAAATATCTGTCGTACCTGTTGTACTTCTTTGGGCAAAATGTATTCTTGCTGATTTTCTCTCAGTGTCAAAAACGCATAACTTTCTTCAACGGCATTATCTGAACGCTGTCGAAACACGCCCAGTGCTCTATTCAGTGCAGTTTCGTAGTGTATGGGATCTAGTTCTACGTCAATCATGCCGTCGCCCAGCATGGCTTTGCAATAACTAAAAACTTCTTGCTTTGATTGGTCTATTTGGCTCATATAGTTATTTATCGTAGCGGTAAATATATGACTATGCCAAGACTGAGCCTTTACCGTCCTGAAAAGGGCAATGATTATAAATTTATAGATAAAAATATCTGGGAAATGTTCCAGGTTGGAGGTACTGATGTGTTCATACATCGGTATCTAGGTCCCGGAGCCTCGGGTGGCACAGCGTCACCTAGTTTACCCGTATACAACACCAGCGATCCTACACAGATCCAAGACCTGCTGTTTTTAGAAAATAGAGATCGCAAGTACGATCCTGATATCTATGTCATGCGAGGTGTGTACAGCCTGCAAGATCTAGATTTTAATCTAAGTCAGTTTGGATTATTTTTACAAAACGATACAGTTTTTATCACATTTCACATCAACGATACTATTGAAAAACTAGGTCGTAAATTGATCAGTGGAGATGTTATAGAGCTGCCACACCTCAAAGACGATCATGCTCTCAATGATTTTCAATTTGCTCTTAAAAGATTCTATGTGATTGAAGAAGTAAACCGAGCTGCGGAAGGATTTTCAGTTACTTGGTATCCACATCTATATCGTGCTAAATGTAAACCTCTAGTTGACAGTCAAGAATTCAAAGAAATACTAGACCAAGTTGCTAACAAAGATGCCATGGTTGGCACATACAACTCAGCTGTGACCTATTATCCGGGCGATGTTGTTACTGGACTAGACGGAAAAAATTACACAGTGCTACAAGAAGTAACTGGAGTTGCACCTCCTAATGCTACCTATTATGAACTAGCTGACAGTCTAAGAAACATAATGAGCACCTACGAAAAAGAAATGCAGATCACTCAGGCAGTGCTTGATCAGGCTGAAGCAGATGCTCCAAGAAGCGGATCAGACACCACACAGTTTTACACGCTGACGGTGGACGAAAATCAATTACCAGTATTAGTTAGTGCAGATACCAGTCAAATGGATGCCAGCCTAGAAACGCAGGCCACTGATGAAGCAGGCAATCTTTTGTTTAACACCGATGGTAGTCCCATATATGTAGGAGCCACTGCCGCCACTGCTTTATTATCATCGGAAGTATCTGGTTATAACGGATACCTAGTAGGTGATGGTGTTCCGCCAAACGGTGCTCCGTTCACAGCCGGTATAGCCTTTCCGCTAGCTCCTGCAAATGGTCAATTCTGTCTACGTAAAGATTATTTCCCATATAGATTGTTTAGATACAACGGATCAAGATGGGTCAAGGTTGAAGATAAAGTGAGGATGACTATGAGCAATCTAGGGCCAAGTGACGTTGGGGTGGGTGATCAATTTGAAGGCAAGGATGTTCGCCAAACACAAAAAGCTGGATTTATCAACAACACAAATACAGACACAATAAATGGCCACACTATGAAAGAAAGACAGAGTCTCAGTAAGGCTCTTAGACCGGAGGCAGATGAATAATGGATTATTTTTATGACGCTCAAGTAAGACGATATGTCACTCAGTTTATGCGAATCTTTATAGGATTCAAATATAAAACTGGAGGCGATGTTCCCGAAGAGCGACACGTGCCTGTGTTGTACGGTGATATGACCAGACAGGTTGCCAGCATGATCAAAGACAACAGTGAAAACAAACTGTCAACTGTGCCTAGAATTGCCTGTTACATCAGCGGTCTAGAGTTGGATAATTCTAGACTCAGTGACTATAGTTTTGTTAGTAAATTATCTGTGAGAGAACGACAGTATACCACCAGTCCTGCAGGTGAAAGAGAATACGGCGGTGTACAGGGAGGTGGATATACTGTGGAAAGACTCATGCCCACACCGTTCAAACTGTCTATGAAAGCAGAAATTTGGACTTCTAACACAGATCAAAAACTTCAGCTGCTGGAACAGATTCTGGTATTGTTCAATCCCAGTCTTGAAATTCAAACCACAGACAACTATGTTGACTGGACCAGTATCAGTGTAGTGGATCTCAGCAGCATAAATTTCAGTTCAAGAACTATTCCGCAAGGCGGAGAAAGTGATATTGATATCTGTACTTTGGATTTTCAAACTCCTATCTGGATCAGTCCGCCCGCCAAGGTCAAGAAAATGGGCATCATTAAAAACATCATCATGAATGTTTTTGGAGAATCAGGTCAACTGTTGGATCTAGAAGATCTCATATTCAACGGTGACAATGCAGGTGCAACTACACAGATACAAAACACGGTGGATCGATTTGGGGTATTGTTTATAGTAAACACGGCCACCGGATTCTATGATCTCACTGTGTTGAATGTCTATGAAGCAGTATTGGCCTTGGGACTAGATGCTACTCCCTACAAAGGCAATCAAGAAAGATTAGATTGGTACAAGGTATTGGAACTTCACGGTGGGTATACAGGTACCAGTAGAATACATTTCACACAGCCCAGCGGTTATGAAGTCACAGGTACATTCACAGTAAATGAAATCGATCCCTCATATCTGGTGATAGATCTTGATATGGACACCGTACCTAGCAATACAGTATCGCCGGTGACTGCCATTGTTGATCCTTACAAGTTTAGTCCTATTGAAAAATTTGGAAGCATTGCTGCAATTCCTGTGGGCACAAGATATCTAGTGCTAGATGATGTCAATACCAGTACTAATGTAGGGCAGCACGTGGAAGACGCCGGCTGGAACAACTTGGATTCTGGTTCGACTGCCTACGACGGCCCAGATGCTTGGAAAGATCTCATAGGCAATGACACTGTGATCAAGGCCAATTCTATAATCGAATGGACTGGTACTGCATGGCAAGAAACATTTGATCCCGGCGCTGTGACAACTATTGAATATTTTACCAACTTGACCACAGGCGTACAATACAAGTGGACGGGCACACAATGGTTGAGATCGTTTGAAGGCGAGTATGCTGCCGGATATTGGAGATTTGATCTAGACGCTTGATAAGTATCTAGATGCAACAACGTGCCGGTCTACTGTTTCTAAGCAAAAACACCAAGAGAATTCTTCTTATTTTAGAAGATGCCAAATGGACTGTGCCTACATTTGT